GAGAAGCACCGCGAGGCGGTGATGCGCCAGCGCGGGTTGCGCCAGTTGGAGGACGGCGAGGTCGAGGCCGAAATGCGGCGCGTCACGCGCGAGCACGAGCGCCATGAGGCGCAGGTTTCGACGTTCACGCGCACGCTGCGCGAGACTGGTGATGCTGCCATCGCGGCGGCCGAGACTTTCCCCGTACACGATCTGGAGTGAACATGGACCCGATGCAGATGACGGAAGAGGCGCGCGCCGTGGGCGCTCAGAAAGAGCAGGTCATGTCGGATGCGTTCGAGAAGGGCGCCCCGACTGGCAAGTTCAGCGTGTCGGCGCTCAACGCGACGGTGGGCGCGTTCAACCGCCTGCTGACGGCGATGGGCCAGCCGGGCGACTACCCCGAGTTCAGCGGCGACACGACCAAGCTGCCCGGCGACTTCGTGCGCGGGCTGGCGATGGCGACGGACGCGGCGGCTGAGATGGGCGTCGAGCTGCCGCCCGTGGGCGAGGTCAAGAACGACGCCGGGCTGGCGCGGCTGGCCGGCGCGATGGATGCGCTCTCGAAGGACGAGCAGTTCAAGGCGATGATGGCCTCGTCGCCGGACGACCTGCCGACCGAGGAAGAGGCGCCCGAAGGTGAGGACGACACCGACAGCCTGATGATGGAGCGTGCCTGATGAGCGACACCACCCCCGCCGTTGCGCCGGCGGCCCCCTCGACCACCACGACCGCTGCGGAGGGCGGCGCGCCGCTCGCCAGCTTGCAGCAGGGCGCCCCGCCAGAGGCCGCTGCGCCGAAGGACAAAGGCGCCACGCTGACGGGTGAGCCTGCCTGGAAGAAGCAGATCAACGATCTGGTGGAGCGCGCCGAGAAGGCCCGCGCCGAGAAGGAGGCCAAGGCGGCGCCGCCGCCTGAGCCTGAGGGGCTGAAAGAGGGGGAATCGTGGGACAGCATCTACGCGTCGCAGCCGCCCGAGGTGCAGCGGGCGATGGCCGAGATGCGCAAGATGGTGACGCGCAAGACGCAGGAGCTGGCGGCCGAGAAGAAGGCCATCGAGGCGCAGCGCAAGGCGCTGGTGGCGCCCGAGATTGCCAAGGCGCTGGAGGCGCCCCCGCTGGCTGGAGAGGTTGACCCGTTCGACCCGAAGAGCTTGTCGGCGCACATCGAGGCCGAGGTCAAGCGGCGGCTGGCTGAGGTGCTGGAGCCGGTGCGTAAGCAGAGCCAGCAGGCTGAGGCGCAACAGCGGTACGAGTCCTTCATGGCCGAGCATCCTGACCTGAGCGCCGACAAGGCGCTCCGCACGGAGGTTGCCTCGCTGCTCAAGCAGAACGCGGCGCTGGACCTTTCGACGGCGTACTACGCAGTCAAGGGGCGCCGGTCCCGCGCTGCTGAGGCCGAGGCTGCCAAGCGTGTGGCGCTGGAGAGCCGGGCTGCCCAGCGTGCAGCGCTCAACGTGTCGACCGGCCCGCGCGTGGCGGGTGGGCGCGTGGAGCCGAGCATCGACCCCAAGGCGAGCGCGTGGGAAATCTACCAAACGCTTGCGAAGGCGCGGAGCGTGTAGTACCTTCCTGCCATCTCACAGCCCCGACAGGACACGCTGCTGAGGTGGCCCCCCGCCGCGGGACACGCCCCTTCACCACTGACCAGTTTAGAGGCCAATCATGCCGATCCAGAAGGACATTCTGGCGTCGACTCTCCAGATCCTGCGGGACAAGGAAGTCGACAACACCTTCCGCATCATCCCCTTGCTTGAGGCGGTGCAGCGCACCGGCACCATCGAGAAGGTCAACGGCGGCGCCTACGTGGACCACCCCGTCATCCTGACGGACCACTCCACCCTGACGCAGCTCAGCACCGGGTACGAGGCCATCAACCTGGCCGTCAAGGACCCGATGCGCACCGCGACCTACAACTGGTGCGACTTCGTGGCGCCGATCGTGCTCACCAAGAAGGAAGAGCTGAGCAACAAGGGCGAGCAGGCGAAGGTCAACATCCTTCAAGCGCGCCTCAAGCAGACGATGGGCATGGTCAAGCGCGAGGTTGAGAAGCAGCTCATCCGGGGCAACAGCACCGTGCTGACCGAGTTGCAGACCCTCAACGGCACGAGCGCCGCTGCCGGCACCGGCTGGTTCGAGGGCGCCGCGTTCGGCTCGCAGGGCAACACCGTGGGCGGCATCGCCAAGAGCGGCTTCCCGCTCTCCTGGCAGAACCACGTTCAGAACGGCAGCTTCGCGGCCAACGGCCTCAAGAAGATGCAGCAGTTGCTCATCGACATCCAGCAGACCGCGCCCGAGGGCGATGTCGACATCATCCTCGCCAGCCCGCTCTCCTACGGGCTGTACAAGGATGAGTTGCAGCAGTTGGAGCGCTACGTCAGCGCCACCGAGCAGCGCAACATGGCCGGCCGCCTGGGGCTGGAGTTCAACGGCGCCGCGATGTACATCGAGCCCAACCTGGGCTTCACCGGCACCATCGACCGCGTGGCCCCGACGACCGCCCCCGTGTCGATGTACTTCCTGAACAGCAAGCTGTTCACGGTGTACTTCGATCAGGACGCGTTCTTCTCGCTGGAAGAGCCTGACATGATCTCGGGCTACGCCGCGTTCTCTCAGAACCTGCTGGTCCGCATGCAGCTCGCCACGAGCAACCTCAGCGGCCACGGCATCCTCGTCAACGCGGAGACTTGATCATGGCCCAGAACACCCTGCTCCAGTACCTCGACAACGACGCTGGCGGCGCTGGCGTCACCTCGTCCAACCGCCGCACCACCGAGATCTTCCTCGCGGGCGAAACGGTGGTTGTGGGCGATGTCGTGTCTCTCGACTTGGCTCAGTCCAGCGACGGCGACAAGGGCCTCATCATCGTCAAGGCCGACACCGGCACCGCTACCGACACGATGGCGGTCGGCGTGGTGCTGCGTTCGGCTGAGCCGACCGGCGCCCTGACCATCGGCTCCCGCATCGAGGTGGTCACGCGCGGCCTCGTCACGGCGAACGTTGACGGCGCCACCGTCGCTGGCTCCCGCCTCATCGTCGGTTCGACGGCTGGCCGCTTGGCCATCGCTGCCGACAACGTGGAGAGCGGCGCTGCCACCGTGGCCCAGCGCCCGATCATCGCCATCGCTGCCGAGGCGGACACCGCCAACCTCGCCAAAGTCTACGTCCTCGCCAACTTCTGAGCGCGGCGTCGACTGCCCCGTCCCCGGCGCCTCCCTGGGGGCGGGGCTTTCGCTTGATGGAGCACGAGCATGGCAACCCTGGCTGAGCTGCGCGGCTACGTCGCCAACGTCCTCGACTACGACCCGCAGAACCCGACGTATCGGGCGCAGGTCGACGCCATGCTCAACGAGGCGCACCGGCGCATCGTGACTGAGAAGCCGTGGACCTTCATCAACAAGGTCGCGGACGTCATCGCGTACCCCGACCGCAGCGCCACAATGTCGTTTTCGACGACCACGGGCAGCGTGACGACGGGCAGCGCGTTCTTCACCAACGACATGGTGGGGATGCAGGTTGAGGTTGAGAACGGCAGCACCTACGAGATCGCGTGGGTGGAGACTTCGACGCAGGCATGGTTGACGACGGCGTTCACCGATGGCCTGCCGACGACGCGCACAGCGAAGGTGGTGCATCGGTTCCTCGACATGCCGCAGGATTGCGTGCAGGTCCTGGGCCTCTCGCGCCGCGTGCAAGAGCTGAGCGCCACCGACCCTGGCCAGCTCCTGCCGCTGATGCGGTACGAGGACGAGTGGTACAACCTGCCGCTGGGCGAAGTGAACCTGCCTAACTACTGGATCGAGCAGGACCCTGCCTACACGGCGGCGCCGCGCCAAGGCGTGACGCTGGTTCCCACCGTCGAGCCGCCGGGGCAGGGTGTTCGCACGCTTGAGATTGCGGTGGCGCACAGCCGCGCCGCTCGGCTCAGCCCGTTGACGGCTACGCAAACGGTCACGCTGAGCGACACGCAGGGCCTCGACCTTGACTTCCAAGGCATCCCCGACGAGACGGGCTACTACCGGCAGGTCTACTACCGGGCGCCGACCATCGGGCTGCAAGAGTGGCGCCGCCTGCCGGGGCAGAACGCGTGGCCGTACACCGGCATCCGGCAGGACCCCAACACGGCATCTGGCGTCAGCGCCTTCCGCATCTCGCTGGCTGACTTGCAGAGCGAGGTGGTGTGGCTGCTGCCGCGCCTGGAGCGCAGCGACGGCTTCATCGCACGGGTGCGCCTGTACCCGCGTCAGGACAAGCAGTACACGTTCCAGTGTCGGTACATCCAGCGCCCGCCGCTGCTGGTGGAGGACACCGACGTTCCTGCCATCCCAACGGCGCACGCGCTGATCGTGGCGTACCGTGCGCTGGCGGACCTGCTGGTGAAGCACGACAACGCGCCACAGGCTGAGTTGTTCAAGCGGCGCTACGCTGAAGAGCTGCTGAAGATGGAGCGCCGCTACCTCATCACGCCAGGGCGCCGCATCGTGAAGGGCGATTGGCAGACGTCGACGGACCCGACGACGTTCAGCCGGTACGGCCGACTGGTGCATACGTGAAGGGGCAGATTCTCCAGAGCCCGCGTGCGGGCGGCCTCACCCTCGCCCAGCCGCAGCCGCTGGAGGGCGCCAGCATCGCGGAGAACCTGGCGGTCGACGGCGACACGCTGGGATGGAGCACGCGCGTCGGCTTCGAGCGTTACCGGCCCATCCCTGGCGCCGGCTTCACGCCGTTCGCTGGGCTCGGGCGCATCGACAGCCTCTTCGTGTTCCAGCAGGTCGCGGGCGGGGCGCGCCAGCACATCCTGCTGGAGAGCGGCGGCGCCCTGTACCTGTTCTACGAGGCCAACGGCGCGGCGCCGTCGTTGCAGTTGCTCCGTAGCGCGCGGGCGGTGCCGGCAGTCACTGAGCCGGCCTCGCAGTACGCGGTGTACAAGGACTTCCTGATCATCACCAACGGCTACGACGCGCCCTTGATGGTGCGCCCGTGGCCGCTGGGCTCAGACGCTGAGGCGACGCTGGCCAACGCCAGCAGCCTGTGTGTGCGCACGCTTGGCTGGCAGGGCGCCCCGCGCCCGCCTGACCCGTTGCGGGTGGCGGCGTCCATCGGAGTGACCACCACGGACTACCTGGGCGGCGGCGACACGTTGACGCTGCCGGTCCCGGCGAACGCATCGGCGCTGCCGTCCGGGCTGGGTGGCACGGCTGGTATCGGGTACTCGACTCGCAAGTCGGCCGGGCCTCCCGTGGTGCCACGCGAAAACGAGTTCAGCTACAGCGTGTCGTGGATCAGCGACACCGGCAGTGAGAGCCCGG